GAGGTTGGTCCTGCTGGAGCCACATGACCGAGGGTGAAAGCAGTCTTAACACCACGCCCTGAGGCATGGGTGTAAGGTTTATAGTATGGAGCAACAGTAGAGACTGTGTTCTGGACAGGAGCGACAAGAGAGGCTTCAACAACCTTTTCCTGCCGCGGCTTTGGTTTGCGCTGCTTGGCAACGGACTTTGTCTTTGGTCCAGCACTACGCTTTGGCTGAGACTTGGACTTCTGCCGCTTACTCACATCATCTGAGTTAGTGGCAGATCCGTTGTTGCCGTTCAACTGGGGTGTAGGCAGGGCGTCAGGCTCAGATTTTTGAGCCATGACACCTGGGGCATCACTCACGACTGGATCGTGATGGTACCTGGTACGCTCACCCTGTAAGAAAACAGGGTGGACACCAGGGACACGACGACCAGCAACGAAAGCGTGATCAAGCTTAGCAGGCTTGTGCTTGATATCCAATGAGTACGGTTCTGGTAAAGGACCAGTGTACCCAGAAGGACCAAACATGCCCTTTACCCACATGCCAGCGGAAACAAAAGCAGCCTTGGCCTTCGCAAAACCTTCAACCTTCGCAATAGAGGAGAAGGCCTCACGGGCCAGAACAAAATCGGCAGCGCGACGCAACTTGGGATTTGCGAAGCGGTACGCCCAGTCATGCCGACGAGCAGCAGCATCGAGAGCGTCAACAGGCCGTGTGGAAAAGTCAGACACGCCCAATTTTGGGCCACCAGTATGTCCTGGTCCAACATATTTCCCATGCAATGCGAAATCCGGCGAAAAACGCTGGAAGTCGACATCGTCCTTGCCAGTAGTGCTGCCATTGTCACCATTAAGAGTAGTGCAATGGTCAGCACCAGGCACTTTGCCACCGTAAAAGGCTTTGGTGGCAGAGGTAGCTTCAGAATCCACATGGATCTTTCGGCCGACACAAATTTCATAAGGAAACAACGAATATAATTCATTGCTGCAATAGATACATGGGCCAGGGCCGACTGCGATCTCCACGTGAAAGGAGAATGCGGCAAGACGAAGAGTTGTCCAGACGTCAGTAACACCTTGATGAGGGAGGAAAAGCCAATGTGCAAAGTGGGACAGCTCGTCCACAGCCTGATCGATTTTGGGTTCACAGGCTGTGAACTTCACTATACCACAGTCAACATCGGTCTCATCGGCACCCTCAGCGGAGCCAGTGAAATTGGCAAAGCCGCCGTCATAGTCAACAAAAAGTTCAACTTCAGAAAGATTATTCCTACGACACCACTTCGGTATGAACTTCTCGAACGCGAAGGTAATGAACATGTAAGGCTCAAAATCGTCCTCTTCAATCCACGCCCGGAGTTCTTCCAGTGGTAGAGAGGGACAAGGTGGGTAGGGGTTAGAGAGAGCTTCGGGCCACGAAGACTCCATCATGCGTGCCACAAGGGAACGCGAGGAAGAAGACATGATAGAGAAACAAAATGTGCGAATTAATATGTTAACTAGCACTTGATGTGGCGGTAACCGCCACCACGGGCCCTAAGACAAGAAAAGATCGGAGAAGAACCAGACGCCGTGTGTGGGGTTGTACGGGCCAGAAAACGTACCGGATCGCACCCAAAAAGGCACAATCC